ACGTCGAAGCTGATGCGACTCCAACGAGAATCGTCCGATTTCGGTTGTAGGTGACTTAGCCATGGTGTCTCAATGATAATTTTTTGTAAGAAGATCGACATGTTATCTGCCCTCTCCTTAGAGGCAGAGATAATCATTATTTTCCTTTCGTTATCGTTAAATAGCGTCCATAACACAAAAGCACCAGTAATCCAAGACTTACCAACACCTCTGAACGCCTGAATCTGAAGCCTCTTGGGACCATTCTGCAGGTAATCAGCAATCGCATATTGTGCCCTCGTAGGCGAAGGAAGACCTAGCTGGTCCCACAAAGCTTGCAGGAACAGCTTAAAGTCTTCTTTTAAAGAAGTTACTATTTCATTATCTGTCATTGACCCCAATCTTTATTAAATTTAAGTTCCATTTGTTTATATTTAGCTCTTAGTAGTATTTTATTCCACTTATTTTTATAACGCTGTAACGTCTTTTCATTTTCAATAACCTCTACTCCGCTTTCATGATCATCTAAAATTTCTCGCCAGTACCGTGCTAATGATCCTTCTTCTTGTGATAAGTTATCCTCAATAACCTTTAGGTCTTCTTCATACGGACCTACAGTACGTTCAAAAGGTGGAGGGTTACCGCTAGTTGGATCTACTCGTGTATTTTCGTCTTTACCTAATAAACCGGGTTGTGTTAAAGCTAGATCAGTAGGAACCTCTGGGTTAGTGTCAACCAATCCTATTGTATCACCACCATTCATTACATGATCTAGCGCTTGTCGCCATCTACCAGCAGCTGTCATACCATGAATCTCAACAATTTTACCATCATCTCTAAAAGATACAGGTTTACCATCTGAACGTCTAGATATAACAAAGTTTCGAGTTTTAGGATTAATGTCAACAAAATATTCAGAGTTTCTTAGGTGGCGTTCAATGTTAGTTTTTAATCTACCGTAGTTTGTACCGGTAGCTGGCATTAAATTCTCAGAATCTCCAAAGTATAGTGGCTCTCCATTCGCTTTAACCTTAAATTTATGCTTTAGTCTACCATCAGCTTGTTCGATCCATTGTCCAGAATCTCTAGAGTGAATATGTTCTACAGTCCAAACCGTATCAGGATTATCCATACTACCTACTATATCTAAATACAAGTTAGGGTTTGTCTCTCTAATACGTTCTAAAGCTTCCATTGCTAGACGATTTTTACTTTTAATTAGGTCTAAACGAGCTTTACGTTTTAAATTAGACCAGTCATCGTCTGCTGATGTATCTGCTCGAAATCTACCTGCTAATTGTTGTCTATTTTTATCTACATCAAATATTTTATAGGCTTGATCAGTAGTACTCCATCTTATACCAAGCTCTTGTCCACTTTCGGTTATAGTAGTACGGTTTACTTCATTATTTTCATCTCTAAAACCTCTAGTTGGTCTTGCTGGATTCCACCATTCAGCATTTTCACCAGCGAGACCACGTTGATGATAGTTGTCTAAATTAATTATTATATCTCTAATATTAAGTTTATCATTATCATCTAAGTTTTTCCAAAATCTTTGCTTTTCTAGTTTACTTAACGTGCTTTGTCTCGTAGTATAATAACCCTCTGGAATTTCCCATGTACTACTATCTAATATTTTATCATCAAAATTTACTGTAGCTGTTTGATTAAATAAATCAGTTAAATCTGTGAAATTCTGTATTAGATCTTTTTGAGAAAGGCCACTGTCTTTAACTATTCTTGACATTTGTCTCATCAAGCTAGATGGTATTGCTAAAACATCATCTATGGCAGTTACAGTTTTTTGTAAGTCCCCAGCCTGAGTTGGATCTTTACCAAAGTTTTGAACAAAGTCTGACTTTCTAATATTTTTAGTGAAAGGACTATTCCAGACCGTTTTTCCAAGGTTAACAGCACTTTGAGCTGTATTAACAATAGTTGGTATAACTTTAGTCTTGGGATGTAAGCTTAAAGCACCTAACTCAAGAGAATAATCATCTTTAGCAACTCCAGATCCTCCTGATCTCTGCCAGTCTTCATATGTCCATTCACTTTGAGGTTTATTTTTTAAGTCTTCTGGTATAACGGGACTGCCTTTTTCATCTAATTCCATTAATTAATATGGGATAAAATTACATGCTCTCGATCTGTCATTCCAAATCGTTCTCTCATCCACTCGAGCCAGTGGTTGCTACCTTTCTCCTGATTACACCGTCTGCAACAGGATACAACATTCGTTGTAATATCCTCGCCGCCTTTACATTTAGGGTGTACATGGTCAATAGTAAGTTTGTGTAATTCATAAGATTTTCCGCAATAAACACATTGACAATCGAAGTGCTCTTTGATGGCTCTTCTCCAGAGCCGTTTAGATTCTGAACTTGTCATGGTTATTAAATTGTGTAAATAGTAATCAGGGTTTGGTAGTAATGGTGTCATAGATTAACGTCTTTTAGCTCCGCCTCTTCCACGGTTAGTTTTTCTACTCTCTTCGACTATTCTACCATTCTTGTGAGATAAGTCTTTATTTGAAGGAGTTCCACGCTCTCTGCGTATCTTCATAAGGTTACGTCGATACTCTCGTTTAGCGTCAGTGTCGTTAATCTTCTTGTTTGTTTCGTTGTGCTTTTTTCTAGCTTCTGGGTTACTCCGGTAGTACCTTGCGGTCTTACCGGGGTTCTTGCTAAGTTTAGGTCCGGGTCTTGCCATACAATCTGCTCTTTACTAATTCTGGATCTACCTTCGGTATAATTGAAGCTAGTTTGTCTAGTGGACTGCCCTCAAGAGCAACACCTGTTATGTCATTAGTCTTTAACCAATCACATGCTGCTTTTAGATCTTGAGTTTTTGCCTCACCACACTTTATTAAACGTAAGAACTCTTGCGTAACAAGGTAGTGGAGTTCATTAAAACTTTCCTCATCAGCTTTCTTAGGTATTACTCTTGTTTCGGTCATTCGACTGCTAATCCTTTTTTAACTATAGCTAGTGCTTTATCGTCTAGCTCATTATCTGTTTGCTCTACTAGCTTTTCTAATAATTCTATTACAAATTTCTTGAACTTCTCGCTCTTGAGGCTAGTTAATACGAGTGGTTTTAATAGTGCTAACATAATTACTTAGTGGTTTTTTTAGTGGTTTTCTTTTTGGCTTTTGCTTCTTTATCTATAATTAAAGAAGTCTTTACTTCAGGTCTTAAATCATTAGGACCATCTAAAGGTGGTTGACCTACCTTTTGTGCATCTGTAAATGTACTCATTTATCTTCTATTAGTGTTGAAATAGGTACAACGTCATGACATAAGATGTGCATTTCTGACTTAGGATGAAAAGCAAACCCTTTCGTCATTAGTTCTGCACATTTTAATGCCCTAACGAGTTCATAATCAAGCCTCATTTTCTCTTCTTGACGTTTGGCTATATCCTTACATTGTTGATAACCATCTTTATCAAGAGGAACCATAAAGCTTAATTGGAATCCCCAGTTCTCAGAGATAACGTACCCATCCTCAGTTTGAGGTTGAGTATCATTACCCATATAAAATGGAGAGAATGTCATTGATGATCCATTACATTGTATATTTGGACCATATAACTGGCTAGACATATGTCCATTATTCTGGAATTGTATAGCTTGATTTGTCACATTACCTGTAGCTGCTGCCACAGGGTTGCTTACGTTATCATTTTCTGCGTAAGCTGGACTGCCTATTGCGAGAAGACAGACAAGGAGTTTGTAGTGGAGTTTATGGTATAGGTTGTGTTTATATCCCATTGCTCTACTAAACCAGCTGATCTGGTTGTTGTTTCTAAAGTCCAAGGCAGTGTGTTGTCTGTTACGGAGAATGTTGTACCAGTTGCGGATATATCGGCTGATGGAGTTACATTGGTTCCTGACCATGTGTTGACTTCCGCACCAAAGACTTGCTTCTGGGTTACCTCCGTAATAGTTTGGGTAGTTGTCGTTGTGCTGTTCATCGACCCTGTAGTAAACTGGGGCGTGACAGTATTTGCTCTCGCTACTGTGGGTGACAACAGGGCTAAGAGTAGAATCCATTTCTTCATTCTTCTTTAGGTTTCTTTACCATAGGGCAATTTGTTGGAGTCTTATTTCCTCCATTTTTACCAGTAGTCAGCCCGAAGGTGGCGAGTGCTCCCGTAAAAACGCTGGCGACGAACGTGATATCGCTGTTACCAGACTTCTTAACCATTGGTATATCTATATAGTTCATGGTTATAATAAAACCAGACCATACAACTACACCAAGTCTAACAAAAGTACCAAGTACTTCTATTTGATGTTCTTTATCTTCTGCTACATCTTTGAGCTTTCCAAGGAGCCCTTTCTTTTTTGGTTCTTCCATTTATCAATTTTACTTTGTATAAGTTTTTGTATCTTCTTTTTAATAGCATCGAAGAACGGTTGAGCAAAAGTAGTTACAGCAACAGCTGATACAGCAGCATATCCTGCGACAACTACTGTATCTGTTGTAGGTAAGGGTACCTCAAAGTTAATAATTGGAATATTTAAACTTGGTGGAGGTGGTTGCTCAGTGTTGGTTGTAGTTTCAGCCTCAACTCCATCTGGTGGTTTAAGATCACTAGGAGGGACATACAGAGGTTCATAACTAGGTACGTCAGCTGTAGGTAAAGGTAATGATGGAGTTCGTATGACAAATGGCTCTGGAATTTCTATGGTGGGAAAGTCCATTAGCCAGCTTCCAATGCAGCTACTTTAGTTTCCAATGTTTCTATTTTAGCTACTGCTTCCTGTAATGCAGCAGTTAACAAAGGAACAAGTTTTGACTGATCTATTTGTTGGTAAATTGGATCTCCTTTCTTAGCTTCTTCACTATCTTCAGTTGCTACTGCATCTTTAGTCCCTGAGATAGCTTCTGGAACTGCGGTTACTTCATGTGCTAGAAAACCATCAACTGTTAAATCTTTATTAGACTTAAAGTTAAATCTTGATGGCTTTAGTGTTTTTAATCTTGTAATCCCATCAGATATTGCGGTTACATTTTCTTTTAATCTATAGTCAGAAGAAGTATTAAAGGCAGTCGCCGTATAAGAAACAGAAATGCTACCTACATTATTAGCATCTCTTCTAAATAAAAATACACCACCGTCACTACCTTCTCTTCTTCCTATATAGCCGTATTCAGCATTTCTAGTAGCATGAACTGCTCCATGTGCTAATAATCTTATACCTGTACTATTGTTCGAGTCTGTATTTGAGCATCCTACTAAGACATCACCAGAAGTATTGATATTCGTATCGTTAGTATCAGCACCAAAACCACATCTAAAACTTAGTAAACTTCCATCTACCGAACCAAGCTGAAAATCAGGTCTGCTATCTCCACCTGCACCAAAACCTATAAAGGTATTATCTCCAAGATGTATTCCTGTACCACTTGTAAATGATGGTGCAGTATTGTTAAAACCCATATTTCCAGACGAATCTATAAGCATCCTAGTTTGGATACCAGTTCCAGAATCAGGAGAGGTCATAAATTTTATTTGACCATCATCTTTATTTGTTGTATCAGAACCAGCAGTTAAATATATTGATGCAACTTCCGTACTATTCCATTCACTTCTAATTATTCCAAGAGCATTATTAGCACTAGATCTATTAGAGTTGAACATTAACTCACCATAGTTATTACCACTTTGAGTAATTTTTAGACCATCTCTATCAGAATCTCCAGTAATAGCCATACCACCAGAATCATAGGTAAGACCTGACTCGCCATTTAAAGTATTAGCAGTACCAGAGCCAGTAATAACTCTGTTATCTGCGTTGTTGTTTATTGTTGTAACAGTATTAGTATCAGTAGGAGTTGCCCATGAGTTATCTCCTCTTAAGAAGGTGGAGCTAGATGCTGTACCAGTAGCTGAAAGTTCAGCAACACCTACAGCATCATCAGCCATATCAGCATTTTTAACTTCACCGTCTTTAATACCTTCGCTTTTTATTTTTGTTAATGCCATTAATCAGCTGCCTCCGCTGTGTTTGTCTTTGCCCACTCGAGGTATTCTTGGTAATCTGTGTTTCCTTCATCTTTTGGAATAAAAGATAACTTACCGTCATCATCAGTTTTTTGTAACTGTTTTAAAACATTACCAGTTACAGAACATTTCATTAATTTATAAGAAATTGCCATAGTTAAAGCTCCGCAGAAAAATCAGCACCATACAATCCAGCATAGGCTTGGTTTGTATTGACAGCAGATTGAAGAGTAACATGATCTTCACATGAGAACTGTGCTGTACAACTTTGATTTGCTGAATTTATAAAACTTATATTTGAAACAGTACAACTTGTTCTCATAATAGTTGGAAAATCTATATTTAATTTTCGGTAATGCTCATTATTATTTAAAAGAGTAAACCATCTAACTTTGTTTGTACCATCTGGAACTATTTTATAAAAATACCTCTGACATAAAGCAAGCTCTTGACCAACTGACCTGTGTTCAAAATCTGTTGCCACGCTGCCTAATTCAAGTTGAACGCCTGCTAAATACCATTCATTTGAAGCATTATCAAATAAATTAACTTGATTAGAAGTTGCTTTGAAAGCACCACTACTTGCCCAACTTGTAGTAGCTGCAACGTGATCGTCAGAATGGCAAGCTAAATGCCAATCAACTTCAAAACCACCACCATTGTCATTTGCTATAACATCAGCAGTATTTCCAGAAATTGTTATTGTTTTTTTCTCCCATGTATCAGCAGAACTTATTGAATATTCAAATAAAACATATTTTGAAGCGTCAGGCTGAGTAATTTGAACACAATAAGTACCAGTTTTATTCGATCTTACATGAAAAGATAAAGTGCATTGTTTAGCACTACTTGTACCAAATGCAAGACTTTGTAAATTCTGTGCTTCAATTTTCTGTTGAATTAAAGCATTTTGACCTGCTGTTGGGGTTTCTGTATTTGCTATATCTACTTTTAAACTATTACTAAACCCATCAGGACTTGTAGTACTTTGACTAACAACAGCACTATCCCAGTTAAAAGAACTACCACAAGCTGCTCTCCACCTATCTAATGTATAAGCAGAGCTAGAACCCATAGTAACGTTTCCTCTTTGACTAATCTGAAACGCTCCATTAATTATAAAGTTTCTATTACTAAGGTTATTAGTTATATTAGCTGTGCATGTCCCATTGCTTGCCAACGTTATGGCATCGCTTGATGCGGAATTGGAACGGATTCCGTCTACTTTTAATGTACTCATAATTTTGGATACTTGTCTTTTACAGCTTTAATTGCATTATAGAAACCAGCCAGCTTAACTTTCAAGTCTGCGTCAGCATTTATAGCATGAAAAAGTAAGTCTAGTTGCTCCCCAATTGCAGGGTAGCTGTCTAGTCTTGCTATTTTATAGCTATTTGCAGCTTTGTCTGCTGCGGCTGTTGTTTCCTCTGTATCTCTAGCAGCTTCCTCCTCTGCTGTGTAAACAACTTTTTCTCCGTTTATTAAGTGATATCTAGTCATCTTTTTAACCCATAAAGTGTATAAGTATATGCTGCAATATCACCACTTCTTCCGTATATTTTAAATCCATCGTGATTAGTTGTTGAATTATGATGAAACCAGAAATTTTCTCCTCTAAAAGCTGTACTTGTACTGTATCTAGTAACTGATGAGAAACCAAAATTACCTGACTGACCAGTTGGGTCACTTGAAATTCTTGGAACAACTGTAAGTTCTACTTGAAAACCTTCTGTATTTTGGTTACCTGCGTTAAAAGCTATTGGTGCATAGGTATCTGTACCAGCGTTATCAAAGTAAGAACCAGTATTATTAACACCTAAGTTAGCGTAGTTGTAATCACTTCCAGTACTATCTGTACTGCCATTTCTAAAACGTAAAGCTAGAACTTCGTTATCCGTGGCTGGAAGTACATACAATATAATTTTAAAAGTCCTGTAAGTTGTTACATCTAAACTTGCAAAAGTAAGATCAGAAATTGAACTTGAACTTGATGCGGCTTGTAATTTAACAAAATCAGCAGCAGCAAAAGCTAAATTACCTGACCCATCAGTCTTCATGTACTGACCAGCACTACCATCAGCATTAGGTAACTTAAAAGCTACGTCACTAGATGTTGGTGCAGATGTAGGTGGGTTAAGCGATACCGCATTACCACCTGAGTGTTTTAATTTTAAACTAGACATACGGTGAATCTCCTAAAATATCTTTGTTCCATTGTGCTTTTAACTTAGCTTCCGTATCAGCAGACGCTATAGCAGAATCAGCAGGTGCATCTCTTAAAGCTTTTTTCTTATTAACTATTGTTGTAGTACTAGCTGATGTCTCCAATGCTTTTTGAAATTCAATATCAAGTTCTGCAAGTTTAGGTGTTCTTGCATTTCTAATATTTGTTTTATGTATTTCTCTGGCTTTTGCCATATCTGTTTCTATAGTTTTACTATTTTGCTTCCAAGCAT